GGTTTGTGCCTAAAGTGGCTAATTTCGCGCTTAATTGGCTTATATCGTTGTCTTTAAGCTGTTGTTCTATCAGTTGGATAGATTCGTGCAAAGGTGTTACGTCAGGAACTTGCACCGCCTCGACTGCTTCTAGTCTTCCGTACAGGCTACTAGCCGCCCAAATAAATGAACCAATGGTTGTAGCTAGTGAAAAGACTACGGCAATATATATGCCTTTCAGCTTAACGCCACCGATTGATAATTCTGTATCTGCTAGACTCATTCGCACTCCATCTCAAAGAAACAATCATAACCCATGCCGATAGGTGATGTTTTATAGAACTCTGACTCTGTACCTAGTGCAAGAATATCTGCCTCGCTGTAGTACAGGTCTAAACCAAAGGCATCATTACCATTTAAGTAAACAGCAGTCATGTTTCTGGTTGTGTTGTAGCCCATCGCTACCCACTGCGCTCCTGCATCATAGAAAATATTAACGTCAGCAGATGTGGTGTTTTTATCCTCTATAGATTGCTGTAAAAATTCTGCCGCTTCGCTGTTCGCTACGGCTAGGTAGGCACTGGCTTCGTTGGCTGATGTTTCTATCTGGTCAACACTGGTGTTGTACGTGTCAACATCTTCTTGGTTAATGGTCAACATATCCTGATTCTCAGCAACAAAGATCTGCACTTCTTCTTCTTGTTTGGGGGTGCTTGCTGTTTCTGCTTTTTCTGCTACCTGCTGTACTGAGATCATATCCACCACCACCTCGGTAAATGTCTGGATGTGTGTCTCCATTTCCGCTAGTGAATCCATTGCCATATTCTCTAGCACTTCTTTGACAGGTGCGCCATAAGGCTGATAGGTAGCCATGTTAGATAAGGCAGAATTATAGGCATCAACTTGTGCTGATGTAATGTGCGCTGTACTTGATAGCGTACCATTAGATAAACCGCTACCAGTGTTAGCGTAATCCATAGCCGCACCTGTTAGCTTAATACCAGTATCAATTTGATCAACAATAGCACTACTGCTGTCAATCAGGTTATCTAACTCATTGCTTTGTACTGCGGTACTTATCGCTAATAGAAATGCTATCTTCTTCCACATCTTCGCTCACCTTACCTATTTGGAGAATGCCATTGTAATATTTCCGATTCTTTTTATAATCAGGAATATATAATTCTGGGTTCTGCTTTATCAGCATAAGCCCTCGCTTCCCCGCTACTAATCTCCCATTGCTTATGAACGGGCATGGTGAACCCGCCAACAACATAGACTTATAAACCTCTTCACTTTGGCATAGCATTGACACTGCCGCCACTTTTAACCCTAGCTTTGAAAGCATACGAGAATACTTTAATCTGGTACAGTCTACATCTAGCTCATAACCACCGCTAGAGAATCCAACTGCCACTGTCTGTAATGAACCTGCTGTGCCTTTTAAGCAAGTGTCTGAGCCGTTAGAAATAAAGGTCGGGGTTATTGCAGAGCCTACTGGTATTTCGCTTGATGAACCTGCGCCATTGTAGGTGTTTTCAGTAGTGCTACTTGTATCTGTAGTCGTGTTGTTGCTGTTAGCTACGCTATTCTCTCCATGATAGTTGTTTAAACTACCCTGCTCGTTGGCTACAGCTAATGATGCAAATAGCCAAAGGATAGCTATTCTTCTCACTGCTGATCTTGCTCCATCCACTTATACATTTGAATAATGTTCTCATCAATCCGCGCCAACTTTAATTCTATTGCGCGCTGATTAGCATCTAGCTTTTGTATTGTAGACCCAAGCCCAGTAATGTCTTTAGCGTTCTGCTCTACTCCAACTTCCACCTCTCTAAATGCGCCCGATACGGAAACAGCCTGCACTACAAGCGCTAAGAATATTGCTATTGGTACGTTTCGACTCAAATGCCAATCTTCCATTTTATGACCTCGTAACCTCTAATTCTACTGTGACTTTGCCTTGTATAAGTCTCGTAACGTGTTCGCCATGCGTGTTATTTAACACTGATACATTGCCTGTCGTTAGTTTATTAATTAATGCTGAATCTTCATAAGAAGCGGCACTTTTTTCAATAACATCATCATAAAAATCCTGTCCCTTTGTTGCCGCATAATAAAATAAATCTAAAGTATCAACTGAATTTAATCTACCAGAGCCATCCATATCAAAAAACTCAATTCCATCTAAGGTTGTTGAATTAAGATTTTCTGTAATATGTTTAGCTAAAGCCGCGATATCTGCGGAGCTATAAAATACAACTGATTCATTATCGTTGTCATAATAACCCATTGCCAATGTAAAAGGCTGAAAAATCTCAACATCGTAAACATAAGTGCCTTGCTTTAATTGCGCTGTCGTTGAATAAGGCATTTCCATAGCTACAACACCGGTAACATCTAAAGTATTAAATGTGAAGTTATGCGCTGTTGTTGCATCGTAGGTTTTACGCATTGAGCCACGTGCTTGTTTAAGGCGTAAATCACGCGCCACCCCACCTTGCTTTACGTTCATCGTCAAGCTAAAGTCAGAGCCTTGCTCTATTGTAATGTCGTGCTTTCCTGCTGTCATTTTAAACCTTGAATGGTTAGCGTTAATCTTGCAATTTTATATTGATGCAACTATAAAAGCCAATAATTGTTCATATCTTACGCTTAATCGCGTAACCGCAACAGCTTCTTCTGGGGCTTCTTCTTGGCTATAAATGTTACCTTCATGCTCGTAAGCAGTATCAGAACAAAACAATGCATATCTTGTAGGGTCTAAGCCCTCTGCATTAAATGCTTGTTGTAGCTCCTGCGCTACTATGCCAAAATGGATTCGCGCACTATCTCCTTTCTCTTCTACACTTTGTCGCAATCTGTACTTTTTCAACAACCCCTTACAAGCTACCGCTACTTTGCGCTCTGCATCGTCTAGGCTTTCTATATCTTGTTTTAGGCTTTCATCCGAACCAACTATGGGATTGCTTGCCAAGTAGACAGTAGACCATCTAGCATACTGCATCCCTAAGCTGTGAGCGTTATCGTCTATACTGCCATCTGCACCAATTGGTTGTAGCCCACTAAAGCTAGAGTTAGTTGAATAGACCAATCTAACACCAAAGCCTAGCGGATTTATAACTATAGGGTATCTGGTATTGTATCCACCCGAAGTAGTGCCGCCTATCCCGATGTGCATAAACTCTTGCGTAGCACCAGTTGTAGTTGAAATTCTGCCCTCTAAAATTATTGAAGGGCATAATGATTCAGATAAGTTTGGTATTGATAAATTTTCAATAGCAAATAAACCAGTGAAGGGTGAGCCATAGCTTTTAAATCTCATTCCTAAATCTTGGGCATTTTGACCAAACTCACTGCCGATATGTAGCAGATTGCCTGACTGAAACAATTTAGTCTCAGTGCCATACATTTGCAATAAACTGCCACCGTCTAAATCCATCTTAGAGGCATCAAGTATTAATTTGGCATTAGCTCCAAGTACATTTAACCTGCCCGTAGCATCAGCACCTGTATCAGTTAAGCCTAAAGAAAAAGAATTTGTAATGCCGTTTACAGTATTTTCAGACTTAAAAGAACTTAAATGCGGTACGCTTACATCTGTTGAAAATGGGATATCAGAGCTATAGTGTGGTGAAACTACAGATAGCTGTGTTGCGTTTTCGTCAATTTCTACAGTCGTTGTTGTATAGGTTTCTATTATTTGCGTAGCTTGCTGATTTAAAGTTATTTCGCCATTACCATCAACCACGACAGTTGTTGTGTTAGTGGTAGCAGTAACGTCAGTATCAACGCCACTTGCAGTTATTGAAGTTACATTTTCCGTTACGTCAACATTAGCCACGAGTAACTTCCTGTGTAACCTCTGCCTTGCCCTTTATTAATCTCTGAACAGTGTCGTTTGTGCTATGCACTAACTCAACATCATAAACATAAAAACCAGAATCCAAACCTACAGTTATACTGTTGTTCATTTTCATCACTAATGTTCCAAGATCATCATAACTAGAGTCGCTAAAATCAAAATCATAAGCTGTAGAGTCAGCATAGCTTTTACGCATAGAGCCTCGCGCAGTAAAGCCGGTAAGGTTTTTAACTGCACCGCCCTCTTTAACTGTAAGAGTCAGGCTAAAGTCAGAACCTTGCTCAATCGTTATGTCATATTTTCCTGCTGTCATTCTGAAACCTCTGGTGCGCTTGGTGG